AGCCCAGCTAAGATAGGTAAAGCCGTTTTTCTTTTCGGCGTATTTGTTAACATCAACGGCTGATAATGTGTTCCACACAGATTTGTTTATAGATTCCATAATGTCCTCGCTTCATCAATAAACTGGTTGTTCCAATAAAATGGATGGTTAAATTCTGGCTCAACAAGACCAGCTAACACCTTGGGGTCGGTGCTAATAGCCAGTAGGTTTTGCCGGATTAATGCCCTACGCCGCAAGTCATACAGGCAGAACTCTAAGTGTTCAGGTGATAGCTTATCGCAGTTGTCCTGATCAAAATGCGCTATGTCGGTGTCGCTAATATAGACGATGTTAGGCTTTAAGCCTGTTGCTTTCCAGTACACAGCAACTTGACACAGATGGTTATAGTCGGGCTCTTTCGGCATAGCTGGCTTAGACCAGCCACGAGTGCCGTCCTTTTTGATCTGACCTTTGCGTGGTGCTTTGGTCTTCATCTCGTACAGATCGCCGTCATGTACCAAGTCAATGTATCCAGTAAGCGGTATAGACACGTCAGGCAGTTCCAGATGTATTTTCTGCTCTGCCTCTGCGCCTACCATCTCAGCAAAATGCTCACAGCCAAGCCGGACGGCTGGGTCAATGCGTTCACGGAACTCGATGCGCTTTTCCTTATCCTCGTCAGCCGGATGAAAGTCATAGTCCATAAGTGCCTGATCAACAGCCTGATCCATGCCAATATAGCCGCTAAGAAAATCCTGTATGCCATTGTGGACGGCAGTGCCATAGGCGGCGTTCTCGCCGACTGTGATAGCCCTGCGCTGATCCTTGGTCAGATACACATACTCAAACAGCCAGTTGGGTGTCGGCCTCAACAACTGTGATGGGCTGAAGTGATCCAGACCAATCTTTAAGAAATTTTGTTCACTCATGTTCTTCAACCTTTATAAATTCCACATCGCCGATCACAAACCCTCTTTGGGACATACTGCTATGGCGTTTTCTTAGCCGCGCCTCTGCCAACTCCATTGCTTCAGTGCCTGACCGCGCACAAAGAACAAGCTCTTTATAAAACTCAACCACAAAACTAACTTTGTAGTTTTTACATTTATGATGTGCCGTTTTTGTTCTGGTTGGGTTAACTGTCGCCATGACTGGCCTCGCGATAATAAATTTGAGGGGCGAACTCATTCCAGATTTTGTAATCACGATCTAACTGGTACTGCATAGCGTAAAGGGTTGACCGTTGTTCAGCACCTCTGCGAAACACGCTTGGGTCTTCTGAGCAGTCATAGAACCAGTCATGACTTTGTAACGCCTTGCGATATTCTTCAACTGTGAATTTCATATTTTCCTCGCTGTTTGTTATAAACTGGTTTTAACAAATCTTAGTTGACCTAGCAAGCAAAAAATTATATTAGGTTTATATCAATTAATTTTAACCACAGGATAATAAAATGAAATTGGCAGAATGGCTCGTAACTAAGGGCATCCGACAGGCTGAACTGTCAAGGATGTTGAATGTAACCCAGCCGACAGTACACAACTGGGTCAATCGTAAGTTTCCACCATCATCCAAGCAGATGATGCGGCTGTATCAGATGAGTAATGGCAAGGTCGGGCTAAAGGACTGGTGCGAAGAATTTGAGGTGAAGTGATGTTAGTGCATCAGTTTTTCGGCAGTGGTGACTTCAGGGACAGGGCGGCTTTTGTTTTCAGAGAAAAGGGCGAGTATGTCGTGATGTTTATCAAGGATGCCGCAATTATTAGTGAGTTGAACCTGACAGGGCGTTCTGAGCAGTTTGCTGAAGATACGGCTGAGAACTGGGTTCTGGGCGGTGAGGCCGCATGAAGTGGCAATGTCGCATAACGAACAAATACCGTCCAAGAGACGATAGTTACCAGACGGTTAGTCTAGGTGGCTATTATGGCTTGGCTGGTTATGAACTATGGGTAAAGAAAATGACTAAATTTGCTGCACTTTTTGTAAGAAAAGATAGCTCATACAAAAAAAGAGATGTTTTTGACACATGGGACATTGATAGGGACGCGCTAAAGTTTGATGGAAACGAGCCAGTTGTATGCCATCCACCTTGTCGGGCTTGGGGAAGGTTGTCACATATGGCAACGAGAGTAAGAGAAGGTGAGCCTGAACTTGCTTTATGGTCTATTGATTTAATTAGATCAAATGGCGGTATATTGGAGCATCCAAAAGGCTCTCGACTTTTTGGAAAATATTTACCTAATGTTGGTGAAACAGATGAATTTGGCGGTTTTACAATTTTGATAGACCAATATGATTTTGGCCATGTGGCTCACAAAAAAACAAATCTATATTTTTGTGGGCTAACGCCAGAGCAATTACCAGATTTACCGCCAGAAGACACAACAATTCATTATTGCGAGAAGGGTAAAAGACGCTCAATCGCTGGCAATGTCAAGGGTACTACAAACTGCACACAGTATCAGAGGGAATATACACCAGATAAATTGATTGATTATTTTGAAAAGGTTTTAGCTATTATACTAGATAACAAAAGGATGCTTTTAGATGACTAATGGCAGAGTAAAGGGCGCAAACTTTGAGCGCGAACTGGCTAGGATGATCCATGAACAGCTAGGCGTTGAGGTCAAGCGAGACTTGGAACAGTACAGGGCTAGTGACCACGGCGACTTGATCGGGCTTGACGGTTGGACAATCGAGGCGAAGCGATATGCAAGCAACGCTGGCGGTAACTATAAGCCTGAATGGTGGTCACAGGTGACGGCGGCTAGTAATGCTAACGGCACTGAGCCTGTGCTGGTTTTCAAGTACGATAGACAACCGATAAAGTGCGTTGTCAGGTTATCTAGCATCAATGCTGATTTTGCTGACAAAGATAACACGGCGGTCATCTCGTTCCCAACGTGGTGTATGCTTGTACGAGAGGGTTGGGCTAGTGAAGGTTAAGCTCAGTGATGCAGATAGCCATGCCGCAACTGTTTTGGCACAGGATGTTGTCAGAATGAAAGAGTTGCAGGGAATACCTACCAAAGAAATGAACCTGTCAAGAATAGACAGCAATGTTCTTGGGTTTATGGCTGAATTTGCGGTTGCTAGAGTTTTAGGGTGCGAGCCGCCCAGATTAACCTTTGTCAATGACGGTGGCATTGATCTGTGGGTTGATGATGTTTCTATTGATGTCAAGGTGTCCAAAGAGCCAACAGGGAACTTAATCTTTGACGACACAGAAAAATTCCGCGCAAAAGTAGCGGTTTTTGTTTCATCTTTAGGTGACAACCAATTCCAGATTCACGGCTGGATAAGTCGGCAAGCGTTTATAAATTCTTGCAACTACCGTGATTTTGGTTACGGTGAACGAGTGTTTGTATCATGCGATAAGTTAAACAGCATGGGATCATTATGGGAAAAAATAACTGAGAGGAAAATGTCATGAGTGTAAAGGCGATAGGATGGGCGTTTGAGCAGAAGCTGGACGATCCACTGGCGAAGCTGGTGCTGTTAGCACTGGCAGATCATTACAACGAGTCAACAGGTGATGCGTGGCCTTCAATAGACAGGCTTGTAACTGTCACTGAGGGCAGTCGAAGCACTGTGATCAGGAAGCTAAAGAAATTGGAACAGGTCGGTTTCATCAGCAGAGAGAAGCGTTACAACAAGACAGATGTCTATCGGATACATTTTACTGGTGTCACAGAGACACCTCAAATCAATTCTAATGGTGTCACACTGACACCTCAAACAGAATCTACTGGTGTCACAGAGACACCTCTAGAGGTGTCACAGAGACACACTAACACTTATAGAACTCTTAACATAAATAATAATAGCAAGACATCATCAAAGCAGAAGGTATCAGATTGGACACCAACTGAGGCTGACATCACTTATGCAACTGAGCTAGGGTTAGATGCCAATGAGGTGTTAACCGATATTCGCTTGTGGGATGAGAAGAACGGAAATAGAGCCGCATATAACAGCGTTACGGCTTTTTGGCAGGGTTGGTGCAGAAAAGAGTCTAAGCGGCGTCCTGCGCGCTCTGTGAGCCAGCAAAAGCCTAATTATGCTGAGAGGGGACTGTCAGAGGCGCAGTTGGGCTTTATTGATAGCCTGACTAGGAAATACTACGCAAAGTTTAAGCATGAAAGCTATGACTGGGATATGTTGCATGGCTGGATTACTGAGATGGTTCTTAACAGATATGATTTTAACCAGTGGTGTGCCATGGGTCATGGCTTGCCTCACCATACGGAGTTGTGATGACTGACAAGAAATTACCACAGCATTATCAGAAAAAGCGGCTGATTGCTCGAAGCAAGAAACTTGAGGATGAGTTTCTCAAGCGGCTAGTGGACAGGCCAGCGACTCATGTTGGCAAGGATATTGATATGCCTAGCTTTAACACGTTCTGGCGTTGGATGTCGAAGGATGCCGATCTCAGAGATCGTTACAGGCTGGTGATGGAGAGCAAGGCGGCTATCGCCGATGCGAAGATCAGTGAGATTCAGGAGCAGGTCAGAGGTGTCGTGCAGGAAGCTAGACAGGGTTTGATCACCAAGGATGTGGCTTATGTAGCGATACAAGCGGCTAGGCTGGATATTGATACTGAGAAGTGGCGCGCTGGTAAGTATTATCCGAAGATGTATGGCACGGATCAGAGGGTTGAGGTCGAGCATAAGCACAGCTTGGTTGATGATTTGAGGATCGTCTCAGAGCGTGTGGCAGAGCGTGAGGCTAGGACGATTGAGGGTACTGTGCAGGATGTTGAGATCGAGGATGATGAGTAGGCTTGCAACTATGCGTTGGAGCAACTTTTTGTTGCGGAGTGGAAATGCGCTGGGGGAAATTGTTAAGGAAAACAAAGGGTGTACACATTTGTGGCGCGATTACGCACACCGATGGCGGTCAAGCACCTCGCGCAAGATTGATATTGAGAATGATTCTCATTCTCATTCGCAACACGATGGCAGGAACATGGCAATATGTAGTTTGTCGCATAACGAGAATTATGTAAGGCGATATCTGCCACATTTTAGCCATACTGATAATGCGAATGATTCTCATTCTCATTTGCAAATCGTCACCCCCCCTGAAATCACACACGCCCCCCAGTAATAAATATATATACCCACAGACACCCCACCCCCCTCGGAGAAAAACATGACCGCTACCACCCCCGAAAAAAAATTCCTCGCTGATGTTAAACGCGCCCACGCCCTTGCTGATGAGGGCAAGTACGAGGAAAGCGCACGACTCTGCGGCGAGTTGTTGCAAGCCGTTGACAGCCCCTATGTAGCGAACCTACTTGGATTGAACCTGTTGCGGATGGGCAAGCCTGAACACGCTGAGAAGATATGGGAAGTCGCACTTGAGGACGATCCTGACTGCGTACCTGTTATTAGCAATCTGGCGAACCATCTGCGCGAGAGGCACAGGTTTAAGCGTGCTGAGAGCCTCATAGACCATGCGTTGCGTTGCAAGCCTGATGATTTCAGGTCTAATCACAACAAGGCCGTCCTAGAGCTTAATATCGGCAATTATGAGAGTGGTTATCGTTATGCTGAGAAGGCACGCCGCATTGATGGCAGTGATATTGCCGCCAAGCACACGCTGTCACTGGCGAGCTTG